CTGGAATGGAATCGCACAATAGAAAGCCGGCCTGATCCAACCTTTAACTGACTTCTGCTTTGCATTTTCGCCTGCGCTTTCATTCTGTTCAACGTTAGGTATCCGGCCGCATAGCTGAAGGTGTCTTAGATACTTCGAGATATTAGTACCAATCATAGCCTCCTTATCGATAAGGTCATCGAAATAGGGCGGGATCGGCAAGATATCATACTCGACAAAACAGTATTCACGTATCAACCGCAAATTCCTAATATACCCGCTATTTAGGATTTTGTGAGCTAATTCATTAGTCTCATAGCCATATGCTCTCTTATAAATTGGCGGAATGACTATGAACTTTTCTTCCCTAATGCGTTCAGCAGCAGCGGCCTCGTTCGGCGGTGCCTGATCAAATTTTAGGATACAGCCGCAGAACTTGAATAGTTCAGCAAGGCACTGAGCTCCTCCGCAATCATTCTCATCGGTCAAATTCCAATAGATCGCCTCATAACTATTGCGATTTTCTTGCCGAAAGATGAGTGCACTGAAGGCGCTATGATCACCAACCCCGATGTCTCCTGCTAGAAAATCAATTGGCAGAACATGTGAATTAAAAAGGGTCAGCCGATCAGTAAGCTTCTTCTGCAAACCTTGGTTAAGGAAAATTGGGGCTATATGTTCCTCGCGTTTGAAGATTTTACTATACGCAGTTCCTTTGGTTATATCATCGATCAAATCCCATAATTCGCCATAAGTACGTCGACGGATCATCAATGATCGTCCTACGACTCCTGGATCTTGCAATGCTCCTATCGAATTGCCGACTGATGATGCTACGATATTTGGCTGCAAGATCGTAATGAATTTGGTTCGCTTTTCAGATGGTTCGAACTTTGGGCAATAATCATCAATTGAGAAGTCGTCCTCTTTGACGTACAATTGTTCTTCGAATCGAGACACGCGGATCTTTTCAGCTTCATAGCCTTGTAGAAGAGTACGGCACTTAGCTTGCAGATTAAGAATGAATGAATACAAACTCTCTTCTTCGACCAGCGCATATATCCTTTCAAATGGCTGGCGGTAAGCACCTTCGATTAAGTGAGAATCAAGACTCCGATCGAAAATGCGATCATAATTCACTGTGCCTGGCTGCTTAAATTTTAAAGCCGCATAGACTGAATCTGGGAAGTAAACAACGTTTACAGTGTTATAAGCATACACGCTCGTTATCACCTCGCTGAACGGGAACCAAGCTTGTATTGAATTTTCAGGGCAGATAGCATCCACGTCATGCAGAATCTGTTCATTTACTTGTGGATAATTAACTCCAGTCCTGGCACTGATCTTATTGAGAGTTAATGCAGCAAAGTTCGTCCGTAAGAGATTACCAATCAGTCGTAACGTAAGCTTGCGCTCTAAGAGAAATATGGCGCGGCTTATGCTGAGCAACCTACTCAAAATCCTGATCCTTCTCTCAGCATCGCGTGAATAACTCATGCTGTACGGCAGGTCATTGACTAGATCTTCAGGCGCGCAAGCGATGTTGAC